GAAAGCGTAATCTTCTTCGCCCTCAGCAATGTTCTTATCACCATTGATTGCAAGGTCTTCAAGGTCATTACCGAAAGCGTTGGTCATTAGACGAACCAAGTGGTCCTCTAGTCCCTGTCCTTCGATATTGTCTTCAAGGGCTTCCGTAGAAACCTCCCAGTCAAGACGAATCTTGGTGGTAACCAGTTCAATCTTAGTGAACTTAGCAGCAGCATTTTCATAAATAGCAAGAGCCTGCTTCGCACCACGAATGACGCGCTCTCCAACATTGACCTTATCAATCTCTGCTGTGTTTGCGCGCATGTTGATACGACGACCATCCTTGGCAAGCACGGTAGCATCCCAGACGTAATCAATAAAACGATTAGCCTGTTCTGGTCCGAGTTGCCCCCCTGGGTTTCCCGTAGGGTTAACGGCGTTTGGACCGGAAGTGCTTCCTTCCGCAAAAGGGGCCATAGGTACAGGCACATCGTTCTGTGCAAACGGCCCAAGTGCCGGATATGCGGGGTCAGTTACTCCACCCCAGCCACCGGAAACGGTAGCGCCACCTGAATCAGCAACCACGCCGGAATCACTCTCCGCCTTGGTCTCACCAGTCGGCACGCTCTTTTCAATTTTCTCATTAGCATTTTCTTCAATCGACATATAATTCACCTCCTTGTTAGTATAAAATTTTATAGGTCGGCTGATGTGAGGAAACGACCGCCCCAAGGGGATTCAGATTTCTGAACCTCCTCAATCTGAGCAACCTCGCCTAGGTTGCCAGACTTCTGAAAAGCAGTGGCATTTTCTGCCGCATCTACGCGCTTTTCAAGACTTTCTGTGTTACCCTTAACCGAGGTAACTTCCGTTGCTACACCAGATACGGACTTTGCAATTCCGTCAATCTTGTCGTTTAGTGAAGCAACAGTATCGGCCAGTGTTGAGAGGCTTGAAGCCAACTGATCATTCAGGGCCTCAATTTTATCGGCAGCACTCTTAGCAACTGCTTCAACCTTATCCTCTTCAACTGCAACAGAATCATCCGTCTCAGTCTCAAGAGTCACTGATTTTTCGTCTTCAACAGCCTCAGTCTTTTCGACCTCTTCTGCCTCAACAGTCTTTTCCACAACCTCAGTAGCCTCTTCAACAGGGGCTTCCTCAGTCGTAGTCTCTTCTACATTTGTTTCTTCTGCCATAGTATTCGCCTCCTTTGCTGTAAAATGAGCCTTCTTAAACTTTTCAAGAGAGGCTTTAATCTTTGTGCGTTTGTCTAGATCGTTTGATTCAACAAACCCAACGTTGCTCATTGACGCAGAACAAACTGCACAATCAGCCTCCTCAGTAGATTTAACGACAACTAGATTGTCCTCTGGACACCAGAAAACATTCTCAATGTCGCCCTTGACTAGGGGCGTGTCAACTACAACCCCACCGTCAGTTTTCTCAATTGACACCACATTAGCCAACTGATTTGCTGGGGAATCAACTAAGGAAAGTTCAAGAAGATCGTAGGAATGCACAATACGGATTGACTTATCTAGGTCTTCGTCATAAGCATCTTCTGTATCTGTAATATTCCCACCGATAGAAAATCCTGTAAGCGTACCGTCCAAAACTTTTTGCCAAGTGTCCTCGGCTCCCTTTGAAACATAGGCGCTCACAAACACACCCTCATATGTATTTTCAGTTTTAGGATCGTAGTATGGCGCTTCTTTAAAAGTAACAATCTTTCCCACAGCCTTGTGAGGGTCATGCTGTTCTCTAATGTTCCCTCTAAAATCTTCAAACGCCTTGATTGATGCCTCTTTAGTGACAATATCGTCTTGTCTATCCAAGTTATCAAGAGTCGCAAAACCGTGAACGGTACGCTCATCTTTGTCTACCTTCGTCATAGGCATGGACAAGTCAATGCGACCGTCCTTTAGAGCAACTTTAGTCTCGTACAAAATACTACTCCTAAACATTAGTTTTTTAGCCGCGAGGGACTTACTCTAGTATATCATACTTTTTAGCATGGTTTACTGAGAGTTAGATTCTCCTTGTGGCTTCCTTCCATTAACTGTAATTGGAGAGTCTGCTTGATTATTTTCTCTCTCTACCGCCCTAGAATCAGAACCACTTGCTTCATTGTTAGCATCAGCGGCTTGACGAGCATTGAGTTCAATAACCTCATCTCCTCCATCAATAGCAGGATACCCCAATTGCTCACGAACCTCGTTAGGTGTAAGCACTTGAGAGCGCAAATACTTCTCAGCGACTTGTGCAGCAGCCTGCTCATCAGTTAATGTAAGTTCTTTAAATCGTAGTTCAACTACGTCTGTTACCTCGGAGACAATTTTATTAATCTGTTTCTCAATTAATCGCTGCCCTGGCCTAGCAACCTGTTCTTTAAAAGTTCTATCGGAAGCAAGAGTTCCAGCCAAAGAACCATCTCCTTGTCCGATCTTTGACATTGGAACTTGATGTGCTGCCAAGATATCCTGACTGTTATCTGCATGATACTTAGTGAAACTCCCTTCCTGTACTCCTGCCTCAATAGGCTCCATCTTAAACTCAACCTTAGACTGCTCATTATCAGGTGGCAGAGGAATCAACAAAGTACGATGACTGTTCCCCTTTAGGTTGTTTTGCATAAACTCAAATAGGCGACGCTCTGAATCAGACGATAGTTTAGCGCCCTTAACATACACCACATACCGTGGCACAGCCTTGTTCTCAAAGTAATCAATGTTATACTGCTGTGCTAGTTGATCACCAACAGCCGCTTGACCAGCAGCCACAATATCAGGCACACCATAAAAAGTATTAGTAGGAGAGTATTCTTTGAAATGAATAATCTGATTAGGGTTGGGGTCAGAGGTTACTGGGTTATATCCAATATTGTCTACCCCGTAATTAGCAAAGAACACTGCTTTATTTCCAATGATTTGTACAAAACCGTCTTTCTTTGTACGAACACGCAAAGACGTAGCAGGTATATGACCAATGTATCCAACTTGTTTATTACTCTTGCGGCCAATTTCTAGGTAACCATTCCCTACCGCCTCTAAATCAGTGACAACGTTCTCCATAATAGTGCTAAAAGTATAGTCTTTGTTTAGACTGTCCAACCATTTGTTTAGCATTAGTCGCTGCCTATCAATCTTTCTGTTAGCAGCACGCACTTGCTCTTCTGTACTCTTGGCCTGTAGTTTAAGTTTTGAAGCAGCAGTCAGTTCCCACTTATATCCAAGGCTAACCATGTTAGCAACCTTAGTGTCTACCGCCGCATGATTGTAAGGATGAGTTGTGTAATAATGTGCAAGCCTATCTATATCAAACTGTGGTTGCACAACATCAAACACACTGTACCCGTTATAGATTTGTACCGAAGGATTGAGTTGTTTAGTCTTAGCATCGCCAGCGCCCTTAGTTCTTTCTACCTCAGCCTTCTCAAAACTCCTATCAGTACGACGCTTAAAGTTCTTCTCAAGGCCAGAGAACTTCCTAAGAGAGTCCCACTGACCTTTAAACGGGTCAGGATTCTTTGCATTCACCTTCTGGTAAGTGTCAAAGTTTAGTCCGTCGATGATTACTGTATCATCGTCCATATCCCATTCAGGCATTCATATCATCCCCATGTTGCTTTAGCCCCTGCTGTGCATCATAGATAGCACCCAGGTCATTAAGACTTGGAATGTTGCCGTCCTTCAAACGCTCCAACTGCTCGCTGTACTCCTCATCACTGACGCGACTAACACCAGCCCTAAAGAAAGGCTCACCTTCTGGCTCACCATAATACTTAGCAGCATCACGCAGCCTACCAATGGCACCAAGGTCACCCTGCATTGCAGGAACATTTAGATAGTTACCCTCAGAATCTTTAAACATTTTGCCACTAGGCAACTTCCACAGGTAAACGCCCCAACCATATTTTTTGGGAACAACTGATATTTTCGGTTTCTTTGTATTACTCATACCACTATTGTACCATATAACTTACTTCTCTGCATTGTCTTTCTCCGGCCACTTACCAGTATTTGCCGAAATTCCATCTTGACTTAACAACAATGGCTCTGCACCCTCAAAAACAAAACGATCAGTAGTAACGATAGTCCTATACAAACGAGACATGTAGTCATCACTCTTCTCAATTGTTTCATCAGCATATGTAATTGGCTGACCGCTGTAGAAAGCAATCTCATCCTCCATGCCTGATATATCGCAAGGATTCTTCATCTCTGAATAAAGATTGGTTGAACCAGACTCAATATTCATAGTCTCGCCATCCCTAAGTTCTGTGTAATCACATATAGTAGCAGCACACAATGGGTTGAAGCAAGAGTATGCCAATGCAAGATAAGTACAATAGTAGTATCCATCTGGACAATTCTCACCAGCACGAGTCTCATCTAAGAAATAGGATATATTATCAAACACATAGTTCTGTCCTAAATCAATATAATCAATATCAATTGCTCTATCAAAGATAATAGAAATAGAGTTCCATTCGTTAGGTTTAATAAATGCTCTGTCTACATTTTTACCATTATGAATTAGTTGGTTTCCAAGAGTACCGTCGAAAGAATCAGTAAAGAATATTTCACCAGTAACATTTGTACTACTAACAGCAACACTAGCATTAACCTCACCGTCTTTCAAAACAATACTCAACAAGTCCTCATCCTTTGCAAGGATAGTCTGCTCACTTCTACGAACAAAGAAACTAAAAGCATGGACAACCTTGTTGACTGGAATAATATAACCATTGTGAGTATCTGAACTGCGCGCTGTTGGCGACACAGAAAACTCAGAAATATAGCCAGTAGACCTGCCCCTTAACAAATGAGGGAACGACTTCTTGTTAACCCTAATAGCCTTAGTGTCCTCAGGAACCAACTCTTTACCAGTCTTGCTTTGTATTGGAGCGTTAGCAGCAAGTTCAGAAAAAGAAATAGAATCGTCAGGCTCAGGAGTAAAGTTCTTAGCATATGAAGAAAACTCCATCTGACTTAATGTTACAGGCTCAACAGTGTTACCTCTAGAAGTTAACTCCACATATACCCCCAACTTATAATCCTCAAGACTCAAACTCTCGTCAGCATTTAACTCATCAATCAAAATATTTGTATCATCAACCACCTGATAAATAGCAGTAGTACCTTCTGAAACTCCCGCAGATATGTCAACATAGTTTACATCCTCTAAATATGCAAATGGGAAAGCCGCGATACTACCTGGGACTGGCCTAGACACACCACTAGTAACTCCCTCAAACTCATATGTCTCACCGTTCTTCCAAAGTTTAACAAGTGTGACAGCACTATTGACAGGTGCCAAATACTCACAACTAGCACGAACTTCTCCCAAGTTCTCATAATTTTGTTTCAAATCATCATAGCATTTAATGTGCAATTTAGAAGGTTCGGGACTACACTCGCAGGCAGAGCATTTCAAAACCTCATAACTACAAAGACCACCAACATAAGGGGCACAAAGAACGTTGCCGCAATCATCACACACTTGGTCATAGCCGCATGGCTCACCATCAAAGGTGCCCGCACCGCCTGTTGCACCCTCAGCAGCAACAGTAATATCAAGCAGGTGTCTGGGTTGGGAAACGTTAAACTGAATAGAGTCTAACTCAAAAGCGCCATTAACATCAGACGCTATGGACGTTAACGGGAAGTAGTCTTCCCAATAACTCTTAGAGAACACATCATCAGTAAAGGAAACAATATCGTTAGTTGGCCTCCAACTGTAAGTAAGAATGCTATAGTTGTCTGACATAGCCTCAGGTACACGATAAATGATTTCACCTCTACCGCCGCCCAAACGAGCCATCTTGTGATTCTGCTCTCCTGCAAAACCAACAGAGTATATTTTACCAACGAAACCAGGGGAAGCACAGTAGGCAAGATTGTCATACTGGTTAGAAGGGCCTAACAGATAAGGTGGATACGTCCTGTTTCCATCTTCACAAACAGAATCAGTGTTTTCTGCAAGGTCGTCATAAGACTTAAAACTATCACAGCCATTCTCCCACTCAATATCTGAACTGTCATTACAATAACTATCAGCCAACTTGTCATAAGAACAGAAGTTGTTAGGGAAACAGTAAGCCTCTCCATCGTACTGAATCTTATTCTCAGAACCAACAATAAGATTTAGACTGGCAGGGTCAGCAAGCATGGCCCTAAGTTGAGGAACAATATTAATCAACTCATCAGAAATTTCCATTTCATCAACAAACAAAGACCTTAAATCAAAATACAGACGGTATCTTTGTTTAGAAATATCAATGTCGCCAACATCTTTGTTAGGGTATATCTTTTGAGAAAAACCAATAGAAGAGTCTCTATAATCAACTCTGAATTCATCGTCTTGAACATAACCTAACAAAGACCTACTAGTATAATGAGAACTAGTTAATCTAAATATATCACCAGACTCTACCTGAAAATCTAAATAAATACCCCGCAAATTTGACACAAAGTTAGAAAGATAATTAAAACGAACATACCTAAAGTCACCCAACTCAACAGACTCGCCTGTATCTGGATTAACAACAATATCATCAAACTCAAAATAAGGTTCCTCATCACCCACGATTCCATCTAAAACATCAAACCACTCTTGCTTATTAGCCCCACTTTCAAAATTAAGAGTAGGCAAAGGCTTAGTCTCTGGACCAATCTTATCATTAGACACAATAATATTTTCAGACTCACCAGACTCCCAAAACATATTTCTAGGATAAGCCAAACTAGAGAACTTATCTGTAGAAGCATAATCAGAAATAACTCCCTCACCTAAGAAAGACTCATTGATATTTTCAAGTTCCTCAGTACCCTCGCCATAAACAAACC